TCCTTTTGCAGTAGGTACTGTGGCTCAAGAAATTATAGATGCTAAATTAGCCAGAGAGCACTTAAATGATGTACGCAATCTTGTTAATTTAAGATTTGGTCCTGGTACATGGGAATATATATTACAAGAACGTAAAAAACGTATTGATGCACAAAAACAAGCTATCAAAGAAGAAAAAGCTAGAAGGCTAAAAAAACGTCAAGAGATAGAAGAATATATTAAATATGGTTTGATTACCATAGTAACACTAGCATTTATAGGTGTAGCTGTAGGTATAACTTTTAAATTCTTTGTATCGGTTAATAATAGAGTCTTTGCACATACTATAGAGTATGATGATGGGAGTTGTATGGTTTACGATTACAAATATTTTTTAATTTGTATGAATGAAGGCAGAGACTATGCTGACACAGAAATATATTTAGATTATAAAAAGCAAAAAGAAGAGTGGATTGAAAGTATTGATTAATTTAGCATTTAACAGTATAAGTAAGGTATGAAGCCAGAGAACTTAGATAAATGGCGCATATGGCCACGATTGTTAATTACTCTTTATGGTTTAGCTTTTTTTAGAGTAACAGAGTGGTTTATGCAACTTGAAGATCCAACTAATGCGCAGTCTGCTTTTGTGAGTGTTTTAGTAGGAGCAGGTGCTGCATGGTTTGGTTTATATTGTGGGACTGGTAAGAAAAGTGAGTGATAAAGAAGCTAAACTTAAAAAGTATGGTTTAAAAGGTTTAAACAAACCTAAACGAACTCCAAACCACCCAACAAAGAAAGGTATAGTAGCAGTTAAAGATGGTGACAAAATTAAAATTATTCGCTTTGGCGACCAAAAAATGGGTCACAACTATAGTGACGAAGCTCGTAAAAATTTTAAACAACGGCATGCTAAAAATATTAAAAAAGGTAAAACAAGTGCTGCATTCTGGGCGAACAAAGTTTTTTGGTCTGGTGAAAAAGGTTCTAAAAAGAATCCACCAAAAAGTCAAAAGCATGTTAAAGGGAGAGTAAAAGGTGCCAGATCCAAATGAGAAATTAATAGACTTAATATCTTTACATGAAGGTGTTAAGTATAGAGTGTATGACGATGCTAATGGTAAAGAAATAAAAGCAGGTGATACACTAGTCGGACATCCTACCATAGGTGTAGGTAGAAATATAGCTAGTGATGGTCCAGGAATAACTAAAGATGAAATAGATTACTTACTAAGTAACGATATAAAAAGAGTTATAGGTGAGGCTAAAAATTGGATATTTTTTAATGGTCTTAGTAAAGTTAGACAAGCTGTAATCATAGACATGCTTTTTAACATGGGCAGGACTAGATTTAATCCTGGTAAATGGCCAAACTTTTTTAAAGCAATACAAGACCACAACTGGAAGAAAGCTTCAGAGGAAATGTTAGACTCGTCTTGGGCTAAGCAAGTTAAAACTAGAGCTGAAAGACTAAGCAGAATGATGCAAACTGACAAATGGTAATTTTACTTTTTAATAATTGTGGTTATAATAAATGACATTAATTAGAGCAAAGTTTAGCAAACTTTTAAAACCTAATAAAAAGAAGAAGAAAAAAAGGAGAAAAAAGAAAAATGCAAAATGATGTAACAATTAATGTAACTGGAGTTTCTTCAAAAAGCGAGGTGCAACTTGACAATAACAGACCTACTGGAGAAGATAAAGAAGACGCTAGAAAGCCAGAGACAAAATCTAGCGAACGAGATGATAGAGGGCAGGATAAGTGATTTTGCTCAATATCAAAAGACTGTTGGGATCGCTGAAGGCTTAAAGCAAGCCACCATTGAAATCGACAGAGTTTATAAACAATTAGATAGAGAGGATGAATAAACATGGCTCATCTCCATGCAACAAACTGGGACAACGACCCAGAAATAAACGTTCCCAAGATCTTGCCAGAACCTACTGGATGGCGAGTTTTAGTTCAACCCCAAGCCCCAAAAAAGAAAACCACAGGTGGCATTTATTTACCATCACAATCTCAAGACAATGAAGAGTATTTAACAGCACATGGTATTATACTAGCTGTTGGTCCTCTAGCATGGAAAGATAGAGAAACAGGTAAACCATGGCAAGGTGGCAACTGGGCAAAAACAGGATATCATGTTACCTTTGGTAAATATGCAGGACAAAAATTAATCATAGAAAGAGTAAAGCTATTACTTTTAAATGATGACGAGATTACTTCTGTATTACCTTCAGGGTGTAACATACAAAATTATTTACCATAACTTAATGAAAGGACGTGGCTCATGACCATGGAAAATGAAAAAGAGCTCGAGCAAGAAGAGCTCGAAGTAGAAATAGAAGAACCTAAAAACGAAGAACCTGAAGTAGTAGATGAACAACCTAAACAAGAAGCAACTCCAAAAGAAGAAGACGAAGACTACTCTCAAAGGGTTCAACGTAGAATAAATAAATTAGTACAACAACGTAAAGAGTCTGATGCTAAAGCTGAAGAAAAAGAACAAGAGTTAAATGCATTAAAACAAAGACTAGAAAGACTCGAACAAGGTGAAACTCAAAAGGCTCAAAAGCAGTTTGAAGACAGATATGTTTCTGTAAAGCAAGAGATGCAAAAAGCTATAGAAGAAGGGGACACAGCTAAACAAGTTGAATATGCAGAACAACTAGCTGATATCCGTGCAGCAATGAAAGTATCAGAACTACAAAGACAACAATCTGTTCAACAAAAGACTCAATCACCTACTGTAGGTCGTGCTGCCCAACCACAAGCCCCAAAAAAGGCTATGGACTGGTGGGGTAAGAATCAGTGGTTCAACTCTCCTGGATATGAGAGAGAAACTGCTGCTGCTAGGTCTATAGATGTTCAATTAGATTTAGAAGGTTATGATAAAGAATCTGACCAATATTATGAAACCTTAAATAATCGTTTACAAAAAATATTTCCCGAGTTAATATCAAAACCAGATATGCCAGTTAAAACGAGACCAAAAAGCAGTCAAACAATAGTCGCACCATCTGCAGGTGGGTCAACTAAAACAGGCAATAGAGTTAAGATGACAAAGGAGCAATTACGCATGGCTAGAGAAATAGGTTTAACAACACCTGAACAAATTAAAGCTTATGCAGAAGAAATTAAAAAACAGGAGAGAACCTAATGGTAGAAAAAAGAAATGTAAGAGCTCAAGAAACTCAATCTAATTCTCGTGAGCAAAATGCTCGTGACAATACAAGCTGGAAACCACCATCATTACTGGACGCTCCTCCAGCACGACCAGGAATGGTGCAAAGGTGGATAGCTACCTCGATTCTGGGGAAGGAAACTCCCGACAATGTTTACAAAAGAAAAAGAGCAGGTTGGGAACCAAGACCATCAGATACAGTGGGAACTTTTGCAGTGCCTACTTTAAATCATGGTCAGTGGGCAGGATGTATCGGTGTTGAAGGCATGATACTTTGTGAAATGCCAGAAGAAAAGTTTAAACAAATGAAGGCTTATTACAAAGAAAAAGATACAGAACAAAACATGTCAATCAGCAGTGATTTACGAACTGCAGAAAGAGCTGGTGGTATTCCGATTCAGGAGACAAGAAAAAGTAGTGTTAGTCGTGGCAGAGACATATCAGTCATGGACGACTAATAGTTTTTAATTTTTTTATAGCGAGGTAAATATGGCAAACGTAGATTCACCATTTGGTTTTGTACCATCTAGGCATATGTCTGGTTCTCCTATAAGAACAAACAAATATACTATTACTAGTGGATTAGCTGAAAACATCTTTACTGGTGATTTAGTTATCCTAACTGCTGATGGTGTTATTACTCCTAGTAATGGCGCAGGTGAAGCAGCACAAACAATAGGTGTATTTGCTGGAGTTTCTTATACAGCTTCAGATGGTTCTTATAAATATAGCGAGTACTGGCCATCAGGCACAACAGGTACAAATATTATAGCTTATGTATATGACGATCCTTACATTGTGTTTAAAGTTCAATCAGACGGCTCACCAGCACAAACCGATATCGGTTCTTGTGCAGATGTAACTGTTGGAACTGGTTCAACAACTACTGGACAATCAGCTTTTCAACTAGCATCAACTATGGATGCTTCCGCAGCATTATGTAAATTAATTGGACTTTATGAATCCCCAGAAAATGCATTTGGGGCAAACGCAGTTATGGAAGTTCTATTAAATGAGCACATTCTTAAACAGACAGCAGGAATATAGGAGATTAAATTATGGCAATGAATAGAGCACAATTTGCTAAAATGCTAGAGCCAGGATTGAATACCTTATTCGGGCTAGAGTATGCAAGATACCCTGAAGAGTATCAAAAAGTATTTGAATCAAATACTTCTAACAGGGCATTTGAAGAGGATGTATTGCTTGAGGGATTCGGTAATGCACCTGTAAAAGGTGAAGGCGCACCTGTAAGTTATGACTCAGCGAGTCAAGGATTTACAGCTAGATATCAACATGAAACTATTGCATTAGCTTTTAGTATCACTGAAGAAGCAGAAGAAGATGGACAGTATGGTTCAATCGCTGGTAGGTATACTAAGGCTTTAGCTAGGTCAATGGCTTCAACTAAAGAAATCAAAGCTGCAAATATTTTAAACAATGCCACAACAGCAGGAGCTTTTGCTGGTGGAGATGGTGTTGCTTTATTAAGCACTAGTCATCCAACTAGAGCTGGTAACCAAAGTAACACATTAGCAACCGCAGCAGATTTAAGTGAGACATCTCTTGAGACTATGTTAATTAACATAGCTGATATGAAAGATGACAGAGGACTAAGAATCGCAGCACAAGGAACAATGTTAATTATTCCTACTGCTTACATTTTTACTGCTCAAAGATTACTTGAGTCTACTCTAAGAACTGGCACAGCAGACAACGACATCAATGCAATTAACTCTGGTAATTACTTACCACAAGGGTTTCATGTAATGAGAAGATTGTCTGATAGTGATGGTTTCTTTATTAAGACAGACGTACCTGACGGACTTAAAATGTTCCAAAGAACTGCCTTGAAAAAAGGTATTGAAGGTGAGTTTGAAACTGGTAATGTTCGCTACAAAGTTAGAGAAAGATACAGTTTCGGTTTTACTGACTGGAGAGGAATATTCGGTACCGAAGGTGCTACTTAATATATTCACAATAAAGGTAGGGGAGTTACATACTCCCCTAACTTAAAATGGCAACAGCTTTACCCACCCCAGAAGAAATAGAAAGAATAAAACAAACTTTCCCTACAGAAGAAGCATTTCAACAATGGCAACAGTCTGGCATGCCACTAAGAACAACACAAGAATATGGTAGGGCTAGAGGACCAAGTTACCCTAGACCTGAAAGACCAGCAGTAGAATTTACAATAAATCCTAATTTAGGAGTTTTTGGTAATAGAGAATTTAGGATTACTAGACCTGAATCACAATTTACAACAGACACACCTAAACAAG